TTATTCCTCCAAAAAAAATCGGACTTCCGGTGGAATTCCAATCCGTAGGTAATAGTTTCTCCATGATTCCTCTTGTTCGGGGCTTCTGCCCGATGAAAGTAATTTTACAGCAAAGACATTAGCTTGACGTTCAAGCTTACCAGGAGAGAAATAGGAGCTTTCCTCCAGAAAAAAGCGATTGATCCCCTTGTGAAGCCGATCATGTCCTAATTCATGCGCGCAAACGAACCGCTGCCATTCTACAGGCAACTCATTATGAATGACGATAAACCTTCTTCTTAGTTTTCGATAATATAATCCCTTTGTGCCAGTCCCCAGGTTCATGAAGCGAACTTGAATGCCTAGTGCTGCGGCAAGCTCGAACGGGCAGTTGGTTTTATATTTTTTAATCAGACTATTGATCAGTTCATCCATGTTCTTCACCTGCAGCATGTTAGTATAGTTATTTAGTGTCTTTGGATTTTTTTCTCTTATTCATTTGTTTGGCTTCCCAGAACAATCCGGTTAGTACATCTTTTATCCTCTGTTTATCTTCTTTGTCTAATGGAATCCCGTCAAACATCAGTTCTCCATCATCCTCTAGCATTTTTCGAAAGTCTCTTTTATCTTTGCTTGTGGCCCAATCTGGGACAGCCTCATCGCTTGAAAGAGTCTGGTCCTGCAAATACCCTGCCTGATCCATTAGCTCCTCGTAGGGGACGCCAGTGGCCTCAGCAATTTTGCGTAACGTGGTTGGTTTAGGTACCCCTCTTAATCCATTCTCAATCCGGGAAATTTGCGAACCGCTGATTCCGGCAGCTACTGCTAATTGATTAATGGTGAGTCCCTTTGTTTCCCGAAGATGCTTCATATAATCCCCGAATTCCTGTTTCATCTCAACTCACTCCTTATTGGCTGTAACCTTATGATAATAATATAAGCCATTTTTGCCAATAGGTAAACAACAAGGCGTATATTATTGCCAAAAGGCAAGATAATGGAGGGATATACGCTCTTTTTCGATAAAAACAGCTTAAAACGGGGTTTTACGAGATTGGTAAAGAAGTGGTATATTATAGAAAAATACGAACATAATACGAACAAGATTTATTTTATCACATTGGGCTGGAAAATTCCGCAAATTAAATCTCATTCAGTTAAACCCAAAAGGAGTGCATAAATGATGAACATATCAATTTTACCAGAGTTGGACCGTCGCCGAACCCAGGTCGCTATAGAGAGCATGTTGGAGAAATACCGTATTTTTAAGACCGTTACATTTGAAGCTAAAGAAGCTAGCACAACTTATTCATACACAGAAAGATTTCATGGTCCTACTAACACTGTAACTGATCAGACTGCTGCGATAGCTTCTTATAATGTGGACATCCCCGCCGCAAGGAGAGCTTATTGTTCCGCAATAGACTCTGTGGTAGAGAGACTCGATACGAGAGAACAGCAGCTGGTACGAGAAAGGTATATGAGAAGAGACGAGATGTACGATTATACGATTTACAATCATGTGTTTGATCCACCGGTAAGTAAGGATACTTACGTGAAGATACGCTCGAAGGCTTTTTACAAGATGGCATTAGCGTTAACGGATCTCGGTTTACTGTCTCTGCAAACTTTAGTAATAACTGCGCCTAGGGTAAAGAAAGAGAAAATGAGTATTACTTAATAGAAATAGAATTGTGTGATTAGTAAAGAAGACTGTATCGTCCGAGCGGATGATGCGGTCTTTTTTTGAATTATAAGAAAGTATAAGTTGAAGGATGTACTTTATCCTTATAATCCTCGCACAAAAACTTGCCGTCCATAAAAGGAGGGACCAAGGCTCTTTAGCTTGTCTTCAATCGTGTACCTCCAAAAAACCGCTCTATACCATCCCAAAGCTAGTCAAAACCTCGTCCGTTTACCCTCTCCGCAAGGAAAATATGGGGGTATGATTATAACATGGCAAATGAAGCAAAAGAACACCGCAAGAGCATGAATGCTCTGCTAATAGTTCCGCCCTAAGGGTGATGAGAACAAATCGAGCGGTGAAAGATTCTTCTCGCATTTGCCTAATGAAGAAGGGATATTATCCAACCTCGGATAGTATCCTTTTTTCTTAAATCTAGTTGAGGGGGTGTCTGCTTAATGTTCATGCAGTTGAAGGTTAACACCATCAAGGATCGACGAACGGTCGCAGATCAGAAAGGAATGGAGTGATGTCGGTACAACAATTGCGAGAACACATTACAAGTACACTTGAACGGTATTTTCCTGATGTGCCTGTATATGTAGAAGGAGAAAAACCTCAAACCGCTTATTTTCATCCCGGATTGATCTCAGCAACACTGGATCGGCAGCGGGAGGGCAGGTATTTAGCGGTCTACCGTTTTGGCATCCGTTATGAGCAAGGCAATTTGCTGGAAGCTGAGGGAATGGCAGATAAGCTAAGTGAGGCGATGGCAGGAATGGAGCAGGAGGGTGGAGCTTTTCGTGTAGTTAGGCAAGCTTGGGAAGCTGGAACTGAAGGGCATGGGCCGCTGTTTACAGTTGACTATATGTTGTATTTGCAAAACGACAAGCCTGACAGCATTAAGATGGGACAAATGATTGGAGGAGAACGATTAAAATGAGTACTAGAGGGAGTAACGGGAATGGGTTTAGTAAGGAACAGATTGTGAATTCCTCACTTTTTACGCCGAGGGAAAAGGATATATTGAACGTTATTTTGCAGGATGGTAAGAACTATACGCTCGAAGAAGCAAAGCAATCTATGGGATTGTTCAAAAATAAGGAGGTAATGAACTAATGGCAGGCGGAACATGGACAACGCAAAATAAGGTGCGCCCTGGGGTGTACGTAAATGTAGCATCAAATCAAGGTGCCATCGGCAAAATGGGAGAACGCGGGATTACGGCATTGGCGCTTGCCCTATCTTGGGGAGAACCGGGAGTAATCATGAAGATTACCCCGCAGGATGATGTGAATAAGCTGCTGGGTGTTGATTTGGAACATCCGACTCTACTGCCAGTGCGTGAAGCGCTGAAACGGGCGGGAACCTTGCTGCTCTATCGATTGAATGAAGGCGTTAAAGCGGCAGTCACGAATAACGGCCTCCAGGTAACAGCTAAATACGGCGGTGTACGCGGAAATGATCTTTCGATTGTGATTGAGAAAAATATAGAGAATGCTGCTCTTTTTGATGTAAAGACGTTGCTTAATGGAACTGAACTGAACAAGCAAACGGTTGGAACGGCTGAGGAGTTGGTCGCGAACGATTATGTTCAATTCCAGAAAAATGGTGCAGAAGGCTTGAAGCTAATTGCAGGTATGCCGCTTACAGGGGGGGCTAACGGAACCGTGACGAATGGAGCACATAGTGACTTCCTGTCTGCTCTTGAGGTGCAGGAATTCCAAACCGTGGGTCTAGTATCGCAGGATAGTGCTCTGAAGGCACTTTACAGTTCTTTTGTGAGACGGCTTCGGGATACAGAAGGGAAAAAGGTACAGGCTGTACTATCCGATTATGCGGCTGCAGGTCATGAAGGTGTGATTAGCGTGAATAATGGGGTAGTACTGAGCGACGGAACTACGATTGATAACGTCAATGCCGTTGCTTGGGTAGCTGGTGCTACAGCAGCAGCAGCTGTTAATGAATCGCTGACTTATCAGGGGTATGATGATTCGGTGGATGCTGATGTAAGACTTAGACATTCTGAGACTACTGCTGCGTTGCTAAAAGGAGAGCTTATCTTTACTTACAGTGGCGGACGGGCTGTGGTGGAACAGGATATCAATACATTTACCGCGTTTTCACCGGACAAAGGCAAAGCATTCTCCAAAAATCGTGTACTGCGCGTGCTGGATGGAATTGCGAATGATATGAAGCGTATTTTTGAGAACTACTATATCGGTAAGGTCGCGAATAATGAAGATGGCCGTGCTCTTTTCTGGTCGCAGTGTGCGACTTATATGAATGATTTGCAGGATATGGGTGCGATTGAGGGCTTTAACGCGCAGACAGATGTTGTAGTTGTGGCTGGTGCAGATAGTGATAGTATCGTGCTGGATGTGGCTGTGAAACCGGTAGATTCCGTAGAAAAAGTATATATGAAAGTGAAGGTGGTTTAAGATGGCATTTTTAAAAGCTAGTGATACGATTTCCGGCCAGGAGGGCCGTGCTTATGCTGTGATTGGTACGCAAACCGAAGAGATGTTCTATGTGAAAACTCTTGAGGCTACAGTAGAAAAAACAAAGGCAGAGGTGAAAACACTGGGCCGCCGGGGTGTTCAGCATAAAGCGACTGGATGGTCGGGCAGCGGTTCGATGACGATTTTTTATATGACTAGTCGTTTCCGCCAGATGATGCTTGATTATATGAATACGGGTGTTGATCAGTACTTCGATATTGAGGTTACGAACGAAGATCCATCGTCCAGCGTGGGGGCACAACGGATTATTCTAAAAGGGGTGAACCTCGATAGCGTCATCATGGCCTCACTCGATACAGAGTCAGACGCTCTGGAAGAAGAAGTTAGCTTTACCTTTGAAGATGTGCAGATTGTGCAAGCTTTTGGTGCTCCGGCAGGTTCCGGGCTTTAATTAAGACAACTAGATAGATTGGAGCAAGCAAGACCCGAACGTAGAATGAGCGGCGGGTCTCTTCTCTGTCTATTGGCAGCTAGTAGCAGGAGAAGCATCTAAATAAATAATTCTAGGAGGAAGACAATGAGCGAATTAAGTTTGTTTTTTGCCCAAAATGTAGCATGTGACACGACCGAGGAGTTTGTAGTATCCCAGCGTTTTAAGGATAAGGAAGGAAATGCGGTAGCTTGGAAGCTGCGCAGTATGACTGAGGATGAGAATCAGGAATGCCGCAAGGCCGCAACCCGCAAAGTCAAAGGTAAAAACGGAGTCTATACCTCTGAAATTGAGCCTAACGATTATATGGCGAAGCTGATGACCTCAAGTGTAGTGCATCCGGATCTAAAAAATGCTGAATTGCAGCGTTCTTATGGCGTACTTGGCGCTGAGACACTGCTGCGTAAAATGCTGCTTCCGGGTGAATTCGCGGCGTTAGGTGAGCGGGTGCAGGCCTTAAATGGTTTTGGCACGGACATGAACGAGCTGGTGGATGAAGTAAAAAACTAATCAACGAGGGCGATAGTGAAGCTAATTTTGCTTATTACGCCCTCCATGAGCTGCGCATTTTACCCCATGAGCTGATGAAGCTGTCTTCCCGCGAACGCGCCGCAATATATGCGATGATTGCTGTTCGTGTGGAGAAGGAGAAGCGGGATCAGGCACGGAGTAAGGCGAGGAAGAGATAGTTAGGGGGTGAGAGAATGGCAGGTGTACAAAATAATATAGCTGGAATACAGCAAGTCTCTAATCAGTGGATCAATGATATAACCAATCAGATTACAACACAGGTCTCTGCGAATATTTCAAATTCCTTCTCAGCAACCTTAAACCGTATCAGTATGAAAATAGTCAATAAACCCGTGTACAACATCACTAATAATTACAGTGCAGCTTATACCAGAATTCAAGCTTCTATTGGAGGTGCGGTTCAGGCTCAGGAGAGACTGAATGATGCGGCTGATAGAGGGGCTGGAGGAGCTGAAAAGCAAGCAGGAACCTGGGAAAAGCTTACTGGGGCCTTTGAAAAGGCCAAGGGTATGGTTGAAAAAGTTAAAGGTGTCATGGAGAAGGTGCTTGTGCCAGCTGCTGAGCAGCAGAAGTGGGAAGATCTTTTTAAAGCAAAAACCGGGAATGCTGATGTTGGTGTAGCTATGTTTGATAAATTCAAGAAGAGAGCGCTAGAAACCGGACAGGACGTCAGCAAGTCTATGGAAAGTGTCTTGTCGTTTTATCCTAAAACACAAAATACGGACCAGCTAGATAAGCTAATGGATTATTCCACAAGGCTTAGTATGATGTCTCCAGAAGGTAAGGATATTGGCGATACTTCATCAGCGATTAATTCTGCATTTGATGGAGATTCTAGTGACTTAGCATCGATGCTTCAGGTAGATGAAGAGGAGCTTGGTGGACTCGACCTAGTAGCCAGTACGGGGAACATGAGCGCTTTTTTAAGTACTTTGGGAGATATCATGACAACGGCAGGTATGACGAGTACTTCGCTGCAAACCATGATGGATTCACCCGTAAATCAGTGGCAGACGCTTCTTGGAAACTATAACAATTCTTTAGCTGGCATGGGGCAAGGGGCTCTTGCAGCATTTTCCCCGTTGTTAAGCATTCTTAACGATGCGTTCTCAGAGGGTACCTTTCAGCCTATTATCGATGGGATGGCCATTGGATTGGCTATTATAGCACAAGGTTTTTCACAAGTAGTACAGGGAGCTTTGTTCCTTTGGAGTGTTCTTAGCAGCACGTTGCCTTATGTAGTACCAATTCTTTTGGGAATTGTTGCTGGGATTATAGCTTATAAAATTGCCATGGGTGCAGCTGCAATCGCAACTAATATGTCAGCAATTGCGACTGGGATCGCTACCGCTGCGCAAGGGATTTACAACGCTGTGTTAAATGCTAATCCTATTGCGCTTGTAATTGGACTTGTTATTGCACTTATTGTGGCTTTTCTAGGAATTGTCGCAGCTCTTCAGCCAGTAAGAGATTTTCTTGCCAATATGTTCAGGGCTCTGGGACAGATCGTTGCAGATTTTGTAGGTTATGTGATTGATCTATGGACCGGATTTATTAATGGCATCATTGATGCTGCCAATTTTTTATTAGGTGGTATTAATAAAGTAATTGGGGCTGTTGGTAAATTTATCGGTATAGAATCAGAGATTAATCTTCATCTTGAACAGGTTGACAGCAGTCAATTTAAACAGAACGTGGAGATGAGCATTGAAAATACTTTTGATACAGCTGCGAATTTCACGCAAGATTTTGATGTTAATAAATTTAAAGAAAGCCTAAACGTTGGTGGAAACACGAATAACGAGACTACAATCAATCAATGGAATACTACTCATCAAGATGATTCAACGAAACCTCCGAAATCGCCTACCATTCCTGAGGTTCCAGTAGTTCCTGTGACGACGACTCCTGCGTTAAATACGCCTTCCGCTGTAGGTTCTTTTCAAAATGCAGGAGTACCGGGTAATCTGAACACCGTCAACCGTGTGAACGAGCTCGGCTCCATCAACGACACCGTAGACATCTCCAGTGATGATCTGAAAATGCTGCGCGAGCTGGCCGAGATTCAGGCGATCCAGAATTTTGTGGAGCTTACGCCGACGGTGCAGGTGACGACCGGGAATATTAACAATGCCGGAGACATTGATACGATTATCAACAAGATCGGGCAAAAGCTGAACGAGGAGTTTGTCTCTACGGCGCAGGGGGTGTATACGTAACGTGGAAGAGTACGGGATTTTTTTGGGTTTTAATAATCAGGAGGATGCAATTCGGCTGCCAGTCAATCCAGAGACCTTGGAAATCAAGGAGAGTGGAGATGGAAAAAGCTATACCATTATCGATCTGGGTGAGATTAATACGATTGCTTATCCGAAGCTTACGGAGATCACAATTGAAAGTATTTTTCCGGCACAAAGGTATCCGTTCGTATTGGTGCAAGAGGATGGACTGAAAAGGCCTTTTGAATATGTGGAGCTTATTAAGAAATGGATGAAGAGTCGTCGGCCTATTCGGTTTGTGTTCTCCGGTGTGAGGTATCCCGATGATACAAAAAAAGATGAAAAGAAGTTAAACAAACCGCAGAAATGGCTAGAGGAATCTTCAATTAGTGAGGATAGATCTTTAGAAATTGATTTTGCTGTGAATATGGCTATGAGCATTGAAGGTTTCACTTGGAAGCTTAGTGCGGGTACGTCAGGGGATATTGAATATTCGTTATCTCTCAAAAAATACGTATTCTATCAGGCGGTAGCTGTGAAGGTTGTCAAAGGTGAAGTGAAGGCGGAACAGAAGCGGGCTAATGAAAAAGCAAAGCCTACCACCTATACCTTAAAAGCTGGAGACAGTCTATGGAGCATCGCTCAAAAAAACCTAGGAGATGGCTCAAAGTACAAAGCCATTCAGAAGCTTAATGGCATTCCGGATAGTGAGCTGAAAAAGCTGCCCATCGGTAAAGTCATCAAGCTGCCGTAGGAGGATGTTATGGAACTGCTAGTGAAGAATAAAGAAGGGAATCTATGGGATATTTCTGGCATCGTCTCAGATATTTCTTGGAAAACCGCACGGTCAGGTAAACCGTCAACGCTAGAGTTAACGCTTGTGGACAGCGGAATCTATCAGCTCCCCAAGTTCGGGATCAGCAATGGTGATATTATTCAGTTCAGTAAAGATAATGTGGATGTATTTTACGGATTTGTGTTCAGCATTGATACCGGCTCGAATCAGGAGATTAAGCTGACTGCCTATGATCAGATTCGTTATTTGCTGGGCAATGGTAGTTATGTTTTGCAGGATGTTACGGCTAGTGATGTGATCAAGAAAATAACAACGGACTACGGATTAAAGACAGGTGTGCTGGAGGAGACAGAGTACCGGATTCCTTCTTTAATTGAAGATGACAAAAAGCTGTTGGACATCATTATGGGAGCCATCGGCAGTGAGCTTCAGTATAAGGGGCGGTTGATGGCTTTTTACGATGATTTTGGGAAGCTGACGCTGCGTAAACCGGATTCTATGCTGCTTAACCTGGTGCTCGGAGCGGGTCATTATCTGTACGATTATTCGCTCAAAAAAAGTATTGATGACGATACGTACAACACGATTTTTCTGTACAAGGATAACGAGGCATCGGGCAAACGTGATTTCTATCCGGTTAGTGACAAGGACAATGTGAAACGCTGGGGTATCCTGCACTTGTATCAGAAGGCTGATGACAAAGCGAATGCTGCCCAAATTCAGGAGAAGGCAAACAATTTACTGAAAATGCACAACCGTGAAAAGCTCAGTCTCTCCGTACAGGCGATTGGTGATATGCGTGTAAGAGCAGGCAATTTCATTTATGTCCTATTGGATGAATTCGAGACTCAATTGTTTCTGGTAGACCAATGCAGCCATAAGATTTCTGGAGGGGAGCATACAATGTCCCTCGATATTAAGGTGGTGTAGAAATGATGTTAGATATTATTAAAAAAGCAAGTCTAGGAGCCGTGGGAAGTACAAATCCCGTGGCTTTTTCTTATGGAACGGTAACGGAGGCAGCGCCTTTGCAGATCCAGGTGGATCAGCGGTTTATTTTATCGGGGAATGCGTTAGTGCTGCCTGAATCGGTAATGGAAAGCAAGATCGCCATCGAGGGCAAAGAAGTAATACTTCGGCGGGGATTAGCGAGTGGGGACCGCGTATTAATGGTTCGAATGCAGGGCGGACAAAGTTACATTGTTCTAGATCGGCTGGTGAGCCCGATATGATCCCGGCGATTGGAAAAGCTGGACCGATAACGGCCCTGCTTGAGGGGGAGGTCAACCTTGAGCGTGGGGAAAGTCCTAGTCTTACGTACCGAATGGATTGGGAGAGAAGAAGGATTACAGGCCAAACGGATGGACTAGAAGCAGTTCAACAGGCAGCGGCAAAAATTTTGCGAACCGATCGGTTTGAACATCTGATTTACAGTTCAGATTACGGAACAGAGTGGCGGTTGGTGCTTGGCAAGGATCGGCTGCTGGTTAGAGCTGAAATCAGACGTATCGTTAGTGAGGCACTACTTCAGGATGAACGAATCCTTAGCTTAGAGAATATTGTTGTTTCGTTTACCGGAGATAATCTAACTTTTGACTGCAAGGTCGTCACACGTTACGGAAATTTTCAGCTGAGAAAGGAGTGGAATGAGGATGTATGAGGATCAGACGTATGAGGCTATTTTAGAGCGGATGTTGGACCGGATTCCATCAGGATTGGATAAACGCGAGGGCAGCATCATTTATGACGCATTGGCTCCAGCAGCCGCTGAGTTGGCACAGATGTATATTGAGCTGGATGTGAATAATAATCTGTATTTTGCAGATACGGCTACCGGAGAGTACTTAGAGCGAAGTATCTCCTGGTCAGGCATTGTAAGGCATGAAGCCAGCAAGGCACAGCTGAAAGGGATTTTTTATAAGGCGGATGGAGGATTGCTGGATGTTCCACTAGGCAGCCGCTTCTCACTCGAAATGCTGAATTATACGGCTGTGGAGAAGTTATCTCCTGGAGTGTATCGCTTGGAAAGTGAAACCGCTGGAGAAGAAGGAAATCGATATTTTGGCTCTTTACTGCCAGTGGATTATATTTCAGACCTAGCGCGCGGAGAAATAGCTTCTCTTCTGATCCCTGGGGAGGACATTGAAACGGATGATGCGCTACGCCAGCGTTATTTGGATTCAGCCAGACGCCCAGCTACTAGCGGAAATAAATATCACTATATGGAGTGGGCACTGCAAGTTTCGGGTGTGGGAGGCGCACGTGTTTTTCCATTATGGAAAGGTCCTAAAACTGTGAAGGTGATTATTGTGAACGCCGAAAAAAAACCCGCATCCGAGCTGTTGGCGGCTCAGGTGCAGCAATATATTGATCCGGTCTCAGGAGCTGGTGAGGGACAAGCACCGGTAGGGGCTGTTGTGACCGTGGCGCCGGCTGCGGGCAAAAACATCAGTATAAGTGCCAAGGTAACCCTTGCTTCTGGCTATGCACTGCAAGCTGTAAACCAAGGCTTTCAGGTGATGCTTGAGAAATATCGCAAGGAGAAGGCTTTTTCAGCAACCTTTATCAGTCAGTCTGTCATCGGGGCATTATTGCTTGCTACTGAAGGAGTCGCGGATTACACAGAGCTGAAGTTGAACAGTGGAGCGGGCAATGTGATGTTGAACGAAGAAGAAGTACCGTTGTTCGGTAACGTTCTACTGGAGGTGTAGCATGGGTTATCCAGAGCAAATTGATATTTTTCAAGAAAAACTTAATAAAAAAGAAAACGGTAGCAGCTATGTTATCGAAGAGAGATTACCGCTTGTAAATGGCGTTTATAGTGGTCTTCTAGCGCATGACAATATTAATAATCAGACCATTGCGGTGTACACAGGGTCACAGTATTCCGGGATCGAGCTACGCAATTTCACTGTGTCTTTTCCGGATGAGGCGCCCTGGCGGCGGTTGATTAAGATTTTTGCCGATGTGCCTGAGGTATATGTTACTTACGAAACCCCCGGTGATACGGTTGAAGCAGAGGATATTAACGGTTTGCAGGTGAGTCTTACCGCTGTCCAAACTGAAATAGAGCGTTATAAGAACAAGGGCCAGATTGACGGAGGATTATTTAGAAGAGAGGTGTAAAATGGCACAGACCATACAAATAAAGCGGGGTACAAAGGCTGAGCTAACGAGTTATGGCGTTTTGAAGGCAGGTGAGCTTGGTTTTTGCAGTGATACTAAGGAAGTTTATATTGGTGACGGCACGTCCAATTCCATGGTCGGCAGGGCGCTGTCAGGGCCAGAAGCTTCGCGTCCGGTTGCAGGATCCGTTGGTCGTTTGTATTACGTGACTACGGGTTCGAATAGCGGATATTTATATTTTGATGATGGGGCAGCTTGGCGGCGGGTGAATGCGCAGAAGCTTACCGATCTGACAGGTACAATTGATGATATCGCTGATGGAGCAACCTATGCGAAGGTGCTTAAAGCGGATATTAGTGCGGGACATATCAATAAAGTATCGGATGGCACAAACGTAAAGACTGCCGCTGAGATCAAGACTCACATTGATGATGTGGCCAAGCACCGGACAATCAATGATGCGGGGACCACGATTACAGACTTGTGGTCTGCGCAAAAGATTAAAAATGAAATTGAGCTGGCTAAGCATAACATCGAACCGCAAGCATCGGTAAAAGACCAGAACCTGCTGGCTCCACCTGCCAGTCCGGTTGAGGGTGATCGTTATATTATTCCAGCAGGGGCAACCGGGGTATGGGCGGGCAAAACGAATCAAATTGTTGAATACCAATCTGCCGCTTGGGTATTTTATGTTCCTGCCGTCGGTTGGACCGCTTACGTCGATGATGAGCAGAAGATTTACAGCTGGAACGGCAGCGCATGGGTACGTACCGGTGGTGCACTACAGACCATTACAGCCGGGAACGGGCTGATTGGTGGGGGTCAGGCCGATGCTGTGACGCTGAACATTGGTGCGGGCAATGGGATCACAGTCACTGCAGACGCGATTGCGGTTACCGCTGGAAAAGGAATCACCGTGGATGCAGCTGGTATAGCTGTAAGTGTGGATGGAAGCAGTATCGTTTATGATGCTGCGAATGGCAATAAACTTACCGTGGCCAGTATTGATGGCGGAACATTCTAGGGGGCGGGACAATGGCTCTAAAAACATTGATTCAAATACGCCGCGGCTTGGAAAGCGCCATTGGAGCACTGGCTATTGGTGAGCTTGGGTATTGTACAGACAGTGGCAAGCTGTACATTGGTTCTGCCGCTGGTAATGTCTTACTGGTAGCCGCGCAAAGTACCGGGGATATGCTGAAAAGCATTTACGATACGAATAACAATGGCAAGGTGGATTTTGCACAACAAGCGGATAGTGTAGCTTGGGCGGGGGTAGCGGGTAAACCAACGGTATTCCCTCCAGCGGCGCATACACATGACTATTTGCCCAAAGGCCCCCTAACCTGGAATCAACTGAAGGGGGTGTAGAGGATGAGTTACGGCAGCTCTTTATACAGCGAATTGCAATATTCCGCAGATAAAGATTCGAGCCATCCGGGTGAAGTCGAGGCGCCTGATCTAATGCAGTATTTACCGGATTATTACAAGGATGTCCGCGAAATGGAGAAGCTTCAGGAGACCATCGGGCTAGAAATTGGTGGACTGAAGGTAGGTACTATAGATGTACTGGATCAGGCGTTTATTGAAACGGCTACAGTGAGCCTTGGGCGCTGGGAATCCGAACTTGGACTCAGCAGCGATCCATCCAAGTCTTATGCCACTCGTCGAGAGATGATTAAGGCAAAGCTGCGTGGAAATGGGACCACCACACCGGAGATGATTCAGCGGACGGCGTCAGCTTTTTCAGGTGGAGTGGTTGAAGTGAAGGAAGTGCCTGAGGAGTACCGTTTTGAGATTCATTTTGTGAGTACACTGGGGATTCCTCCGAATATGGCAGGGTTGATTCAAATCATCGAAGAGATTAAACCTGCGCATTTAGCTTATGAATTTGTGTTCAGCTATACCTGGTGGGACTCTGTTAAAGCCTTGACTTGGGAGAGTGCTCACAGTAAAACATGGAACGAATTAAGAACTTATAGATAGGAGAGTGACATATGCAAACCACAGGAAATTTGGGCTTAAAGAAGCCAGAGGGAACAGATATCGTTGATATTACCGATCTGAACGGGAATATGGACATTTTGGACAATGCCGTTAATGGCAAGGTCGATAAAGTAACAGGCAAACAGCTATCTACGAACGACTACACCGCAGCAGAGAAAACGAAGCTGGCGGGTATTGCTACGGGAGCAACCAACTATACTCACCCAGCTACTCACCCACCAACTATTATTGCTCAAGATTCGAGTAATCGTTTTGTTACAGATGCTGAAAAGACCGCGTGGAATGCGAAAGAGACTCCAGCTGGCGCTCAGGCAAAAGCGGATGCAGCTGTCGCAGCAGCAAAAGCAGACTACATTCGCCAACCGGGATATGCAGCCACTAGCGGTACGGCTGCAGCCTATATCGCAGTTCTTACTCCAGCACCTACGACCACACCGGATGGATTTGGTATTACTATCGTCCCGCATGTAACCAATGGGGCAAACCCTACATTAAGTGTTAACGGCCTTGCAGCAGCGCCTCTTAAAGATCAAAAAGGTGTAGCTTATGTAGCTGGCAAGCTCATCGCTGGCAAGCCTTATGCGTTCCGTCGTGTGGGTACGGATTTTTTGGCAGATAGCGCGGGTGGCTCTGGTAATGCAGTAGCAGGAGACATTCGCGCAGGAAAAACGGCGGCATCAGATGCAGGGGATATTACAGGTACACTCCAGGTTCAAACTGGTGGTACGGTTACTCCAGGGGCAACGGCTATTGTTAAGGCTGCTGGGATTTATGATACAGCTATTACGGTTGCTGGGGTAAATGTTCCGGCTGCAAAGGTTCTTAGTGATACGACAATAGCTGGAACTAAGGGGACTATCCCAATAGCTAATCCTGTAGTCAGTTCCCATTGGGCTGCCAATCAGGTTTCTTACGGAGCCTACTCAGGTGATGGTATTCCGTATTTGTATCTTCAAGCTCCGAATGGTCACTTTCTAAATGGTGTTGATTGGGTTAGATATCGTGAGCCTAATTTTAACGCCGCATATTTCAGATCAGATGTAAGTATGTTTGGTGTGCAAGGCACTCTGCCAGTTATCACCTCGGGTGGGGACCCAGCGCAGGGGGTTGGCCTATGGCCAGATGGAGCATTAGCAGTTTATCCGAGTGAGGGATATCGCAAAGGTGGATCGGGAGCCGGGGAGATTAAGGTTAGTCCAGCACAGTTGCAATCAGTGACTCCTTTGCAACCGGGTAATATTAGGGCTGGAACGACAATTTTCGGGGTGGCAGGAGCTTTACAACCTAGACAATACGCTTCTGGATCGTGGGGCACTTCACAATACAATCCGCAAGTGTCGGGGCTGTCTTTTAAACCAAAATTAATCATGTGTCTATCTAATGGGTATGGGCTTAAACAGCCTACATATTACGTTGAATCTTTTTCTAGTACCCAATTTTATAGTAACGCTCATAACCCAGATGATAATATACTTACCTTGGACGGTTCAACTTACTATGTAAATAATAATGGCTTTAAGCTTTACGCTCCCAATGGGGCAGATCGTTGGGAAGCCTGGGGTTAAGAAAAGGAGGAACTTATTTTGGAAATCGGCAGAAAAATATATTATGAAAAAGCAACGGGCAATGTCCTTGTTGATACGGGCGAGCGTTCCGGTAATGTGGTGGAAACCACTAGGGAACAAGATTTTAAAGTGTATAAAGCCCTTGCTGCGCGCGTAGAGGACACGGTAGGCTTAATAGAATTAGAGTATGGTGAGTACAAGCAGGATTTCATGGAATGTAGCGGCTATCGTGTAAATATCGAAACAGGCGAGTTAGAGTTTAGCTATCTGGATCTTAATGTCGATCCTGAGCAGCCACAAGAGCCTATGTACCAAGCACCTTTAAACAAAAAAGATTAAAAATATTAAATCAGAGAGTGCAGGCATGTCACTCGAACTAGCAACGACTCAATCTCAATTGGATCAAGCAGACCAAGAACAAGCGAATCTAATCCTGAGTCTCTTGGAAGGAGGTGTATTGTAGATGGATTGGTTCGTACTGGTCCAATGTTACTACGTATGATGCCGGGCTTTATACGGCATTGCAAGTACTAATTTTTGTTTCCGTAAAAAAATTCGTCTGAGCAGGCTATAAAGAATACAGATGACGCCGTATAGGCGTTTTTATTTTGCCCTCGTAGCTGCTACGGGGGCTGTTTTATTTATCACTTTAGAAGGGGGCTGTTATATGACCATTGTGAGAGTGAACTCAGGAGGAGGCGATGCTGAAGCAGCGCCCATTGAGCACCGTTTAGAAGATGTTGAAAATAGACTAGTAGTCATCCAAGACGAGATTTTTAGATTTGAAACAGAATATCTAAGTTTTAACAATGAGCTTGTATTATTAAAAGAAAAACAATCACGCCATGAGGAAGATGTGAAGCAAATTAAACAATCAACGATAGAAATGAAAATACAATTTAATGAGATCATGAGACGTTGGGATACATTGGACTCACGTGTGTTCCAGCTATTGCAACAATCCCAGACGGACAGCAAGAGCGAACGAAAAGTGTTTATCGATTTACTTAAATACGTTCTGGCGGGAACTATCTTTGCTATTATTGCCTTTTTATTTAAAGGAGGGGTATAGATGCTCACTTTGTCCCAAATCAAAGAAAAATCAAGTAAACGCCTAACCAACCTACACCCCGTAGTACGTTCCGCTGCTACTGCTCTAATCGAACGTTGCTACAAACTCAATATCCCCATTCTCATTACGCAGGGACTTCGCACAATCGCCGAGCAGGATGCTCTATACGCACAAGGACGAACTAAGCCCGGAGCTATTGTCACCAATGCACGTGGCGGATTTAGCTATCACAATTTTGGATTGGCCGTAGATTTTGCTCTTTTGCTGCCGAATGGATCTAGTGTGTCTTGGGATATGTGCCGGGATGGAAATAACAACCAGATCGCAGATTGGCAGGAGGTTGTGAAGGAGGCAAAAGGGCTGGGCTTCGAGTGGGGAGGCGACTGGACAAGCTTCAAGGATTACCCCCATTTTCAAATGGCGTTTGGGTTAACACTCACACAGTTACGAGCAGGGACAAAGCCCTCAACAGCTGCGGTGGAGTCAGCGTATAAGGTCATCAATCGGAAGGAGGAGGAAGAATTGAAGAGTGATGTTATTGCTGTCGTAAAGGTTAACGGGGTTAAGGTTACAGATGGAGTGCTTGAAAAAGGCATCACCTACGTCCCTGTACGTGTTATTGCAGAAGCGCTGGGTGCTCAGGTAGGTTATGATTCATCGACTCGAACGGTTGAGATTACAAGTACCCGCTAAGGAGGGAAAAGGATGGAAACTGGAACAATTTTAGATGATGTTATGGCGTTCGCCTCTATATTAGCAGTATTCGTACTGGCACTGGTTCAGTTGGTCAAAAATAGTATCAACATCCCGCGTAATGCAGTACCGATTATCGGACTATTGATAGGTTTGTTCATCGGCGTAGTAGCGTATCCTTTTACCGAACTTGATTTAGTGCTTCGCCTTTGGGCTGGGGGTCTTGCAGGCTTATCTGCAACCGGGTTGTTTGAACTAGCTTTTAAGGATCGCCCGGGCACGACGAAAGGGTAA